CATATTATTATCTCCTGTATATATTTAGTATAAAAATATAAAAGTCAAGCACACATACATCTTTATTGTAAAAATATAGGGGTTATTTCTAACCCCTATATTCGATTTTTCTTTATAAGCTAAAGCTTACAAATAAATGTGGCTTTGCCCAGGTGCGAAACCCTCACCCAGATTTTTGACCAATACTACGTGGTAGTATAAATCGGAGCCGAACAGATTATCGACAACACCGTAACGAGTCATCAAACCAACTCTAGGAGCGAAGTCATTCGGTCCGATTGTTCTTTGAATCATTACTGGAATGTATGGGCAATATATGATACCAGTATCATAATATTCCGCACCCTTATAACCAAGAAGGGCGTACTCAATGTTTGATCTCTTACCGATCATCCATTGTGCATCAGTTCTTGTATCACGATAAATCGTGAATCTTCCACCAACCGAACCAACCTTTGCGATACCAACAGGCTGTGTATTTACATTACCATTGACGCTCATGAACTCGAATTCAGGAAGCATCTCAAGCATTGCACATACTCTAGGTGTAGCAACTATGAAGTTAGCAGCACCTCTACGGTTACGAACTGCTATTCTGTTTGCTTCAACGATAACCTTGGCATAGAAGTCACGGTTACGTTCACCAAGCCAACGAGCATCAGCAGAAGCAGCGGACCAGATGGAATAACCATTTGATGCACCAGCGTTCAACGCAGACTGTACCATTCTCATGATCATCTCACGATCAATCTCAGCCTGAATTTCATAGCTCATTGCGTTAGTAAGCTCTGCATCAATATCAATACCGTTCATGTTCTTGATATCTTGCTCAAGCTCGACTGACCACTTAGCAGCCAATCTACGAGTTCCAGCTTCAACAGCTGTCTTCTCGAATGTTAATTCGATCTGAGGGATCTGACTTGTGAACTCGAAGTTCGCAAGTACATCTGCAATACCCATATCCTCATCGACCATTTGGAATACACCAGCAAGACCACTAAGTCCGGCAGACGAAGCACCAGTGAATCTTGTGTCAAGATTCTGGTAGCCTAATTCGTTGCTAAGACCATGGAATACTGTTGCATTGGAGCCAGTGAACTGCTTTGCACCACCGTTAGGACCGTGCTGTGTGCATCCCGATGTTCCGTCTTGGCAACCGTCTATAGCTCCAAGAGAATCGGCCTGGTACTTATAACGAAGAGCAAACGCAAGACCCACGGGTCCACTCATTGGCTGAACACCAACGATTTCGTTTGTGATAAGCTCAGGGAATGTACGTCTAATCATAGGTATTAAAACCTTAGGTAAACGAGCATCACCAGTTGCATACCAGTCAGATCCACCAGGGACCGAACCACCGTTTGCACCAGTTGCATTTGCACCAAATACTCCACCAGAAGCTACATTAGCTTCCTTCAAGCACCATTGCTCTTGGTTTTCCAAAAGAATAGCTGTGTTGAGCTTTGTGTGATCATTACTAATAGGAGCTACTTTGTCCGAACTATATTCGACAATCTTGCCCCACTTCTCCATCAGAGCCGCAGCTCTGTCCTTCGATACATAACTTTCAGGCGGTTTAATAAATGCCATATCTATCTCCTTATTTTCTTGTTCCACTAATATACTTTAATTCAGAAAGATATCCATCAACTGGACTCTCCTGTTTGCTCTCAAGGATTACATCTTCCTTCACATCTGCCTTAGGAGTATCAACAGAGTTAGACTTGGTAGTCTTCACTGCGGACTCTTTAAGGAGTTGCTTATTGTGATTTTCTTCCTTTTCGAACATCTTTACTACATAGTCAAAGTTACCTTCGACCTCATCAGGGGACTTGTTCTCTAGTACCCTCATTACGTAATGCTTTTTAGCATCATCGAAATTCATTGTCTTTTCCATAAGAAACTTCTCAGTCTTTACCTTCTTCATATCTTGATTAAGAACGATATTCGACTTAACAGCTTCATTAAGTTCATTTCTAAGAGTATCAATTTCTCTCTTGCCATCGGTAAGAGCTTCCTTGATATTGTCAGTAATGTATTCCTCATCGACAGAAACGATCTTCTTGATATTCTCAATAAGTTTCTTAGCATGTGTATTGCTCACTGCTTCAGAAATCTGCTCTTTGGGAATCTTCTCATCAATATAAAGCTCAATAAAGTTCGACATCTCAGTAATTAACTGATCACGGAACTTAATTGCTTCTTCATTGATCATACCTTCATACTTATTAACAACAGACTCAAGCTTCTCTGCATAATCGGAATCGATCTTCGCAAAAACCTTCTTAGCCTTGATTGTGTGATCGGTATCAACAGCTTCAAGCAATTCTGTAAGCATCTTGGAATGTTTTTCGTCTAATTTCGCAAGTGCGGAGTCAACTTCAATCTTAACGACTGAATCTGCCTTCTCTTTAACGGCTTGCTCAAACGCTTCCATGATAGCAGTTTTGCTGTCATCTGTAAGGATATCCTTACCTATATTTTTCAAAATTTCACTAAATTTATTTGCCATATTTATCTCCTTGATAAAGATTACATCCTCTTCACTAATTATTTATGTTTTTCGGTTTAATTTTGTTGATTTTTCGTACTACTATCTGCATTTTCCTTAACAGCCTTCGCTATCTTCTCTTGCATCTTCAAATCAACTATCTGTTGAAGATCTTTTCTTGCTTGATCATAATTGTTGTCAATCATGTTGTTTAGGAAATTTACAAAAATTGGTTTGCCGACCATACCGGCATTTTCTTTTAGTCCTTTAGAAGTAAAAGCAGCTGCTTCTTCCTTGGAAATTCCTTTTGCTTGTTTGTTTCCTTTACAAGCACGTTTCCCCTGCTTCTTACCTTTACCAAAAAACTTCTGTTGTTTCTTACTCTTATTTTCCATAATTATTCTCCTTACATATTCTTAATTGCATTCAAAAACTCAATAACAGCAGACGACATCTGTTGTTTCTTAACATCTGATTTCTTCGACATATTACAAAGATTATTTTGTAAATTGTTATATGTGTTCTCTACAAACTCACAAACGGTTCCATCACACTTTAATATATATTGCTTTGCTTCAAATATACCATCAACAAAGGCAACATCTACCGAAGGATCATGAACAACGTCACAACAAATTAATCTAAATTCAGAAACATCATTATGATCACCAGCGGTTTCTAATTTACCCAAAGCTCTTGAAGACACACCCAACTTTACACCATCAAGCATAAGTGTTCTTACGATTTGTCCCATAGGAGTCTCAAGAATTTTTGATTTACCATAAAAATTATTTCCTTCTTGACGAATGCCAGTTACGATATGACAAGCTCTTTCTGGATTGATTTCAACGGATGAAGGATGGTTTAATTCTCCTAATGCTCTTCCACTCTTGATCATATCTTTTTCATAACGACCAATTTCTTTTACCATTTCATCGAGTTTATAAACTCTATTATTCTTATTCTTCTCTTCTGCCCTCATGTAAATACCCTCAAAGAACATTTTCTTTTCTTTGTTTGGTCCCTGTTCTTCTATAAGAATTCCAAGGTCATAATTAGGCTTTTCTACTAATAAACTAAGAGGTTTAATCATAAATTCTCCTTCAACGTTAATAATCTGTAATTATTTAATGTTTTCTATGTGATTTTCATTCATAATTATGAATTTATATCCATTTTTATCTGCCCATTGCTTCGCAGAGTTCCATTTAGCCGTATTAATGGCATATTCTATATCTTCCCTGAGTAAATTGGTCTTGCTTCGTCTGGCTGAACGTACCGGTGGTTGACACTTCTTGGCTGGTTTTATCTCTATAAGGTACTTCTTTATCTCTCCATTGTCGTTCTTTACTGTTATATTAGTATCTACAAAATATCTATGTAATCTTCCGTCAGCAGGGGAAATATAAGGAACAACTACCGATTCAATACCCCATGATATTATCTTTGGGTTAAGATCAAACGATCTATAAGCCTTAAGTTCCAGTGAACTTCTAAAAACAATAGGAGTATGTCCCTTATACTTATTGTTGTTTACTGGATGAAAAAATCCTTGTTTATACTGTTTCATTATTTGTCTTCTAACATTTTAAATGTAATGTTGTTTCATCACATCTGACCTAAATCCTAAGTCTATTATAACCGGTCTATTTTGATAAACACCCCAATTAGCTAATCTAGTTAAGTCACCAGCAAGTAGATCGAAGTTACCCATCAAGTCAACAACATTGTAAAAGAACCCATCCTCGTTATCAAATTGTTGTTTTGCTTCAGGTGATACACTATACATCTCTGGTTGTCCATTTCTACGTCCTTCATCATTTCTTATTGCTGCGGAGAAATCTTCAAAAGAGTGTCCTGTTAATCTCTTAAACATTGGTGCGTTCATTTTATCTGCCTTCTCAAAATGTATCCAAAGTGGTTCATCATTCTTCTCATCGTAATCTATCAAAGGTATGGTAATGTCTGGGTACATTCTATATAGACCATAATCAGCTTCTTTAGCGTTCTGAGCTAACCCTTTCTTATTCTTGGCTATTTTTAATATAGTTGGTCTACCTTCGTATTCAATTTCAAATGCAACCCGACTGGAACCCATACCAATCTTTTTAGATCGTTCTATAGCATACTTCAACTGCTTGGCAAATGATGTCTTAGGTGTAAAAACTCCCTGATCCCACTCTGGTGGAATTGGAGCTTCTGTAAAAAATTGTCTAAATGTTTTCATATACACCCAAAAAAATAAGTCCTGCCGGGGGACAGGACTTATTTTATCAAACAACTATCATTTACTTTTTCTTACCAAAATAGAACTCAAGCATGTTAAACGATTCTTTCTTTACTTCTTTATCATCGTCTTTATCATCTTTATCGTCTTTGTCGTCCTTTTCGTCCTTGTCATCATCTTTATCTTTGCTCTTTTTTTCTTTTTTATCTTTTTTCTCGGACTTTTCATTATCATCGTTGTCGTTTTTATCATTGTCGTCATTGTCATCATCATCATCTGAATCGTCTGAACCACCATTGAACTCAACAGGACCCGAATGTGAGTCCATGCCACCTTCATCTGGTGTGCCAAGTTCTATTGTTGGTATTCCACCGACTGGGGAACCGAATTTAACTTCAGGTTCTCCCCCGATATCCACATCCATACCACCCATAGACATTGGACCAACCATGTCTGTCGAAATTCCAAGATCATCAAGTATTCTTGATTTCAAGGAATCTAGTGCACCCTGTAAAATGTCTTGAATATTCTCACCAAAAGAACCTTCCGTCCCTTCGAGTGCTGATTCAATACATTCAGGTGCATATTTTTCAAATGCATCCTTCAAAATATCATTATATTGTTTCTTAAGTTTTTGTAACTTTGACTTAACGCCAGAATCGCCTTCTTCGCCACCCTCTTCACCATCGTTATCATCTGAATCGTCATCGTCATTAGACCCGAAATTACTAGAACTTCCAGAATTATCGTCATCATCACTAGACTTAGAATCGCCAGAATCGTTACTATCCCCATCATTATCAGAATCTTCTTTGGTATCATCTGATGTTTCTTCCTTTTTATCATCATCAGATCCTTCGTCTGATTTATCATCATCTTTTTTATCTACTTTACCAGAATATATGTTTTCCCATTCTTCTGATAACAATCTATAATCATCTTTCTTCATATTTTCTCCTATATAAGGGGGTTTCTTTTAATTATTTAGCTTTTTCGATATAAAACTATCAAATTCTGTGTACTCATTGTCTAAAATAAGAATATAATTATAACCACCGTCTAAAACTGCCAATTTCTTATTTTTATTACAATCAACACCTTGTTTCTCTAATATATATTTAGACTTTATCTCTACAATTAAGTTCAATTTTGGAATATAGAAGTCTGGATAATATCTATGTGATTCATAATCATGTGTATATTTGATTTGTATTGTATTAAAATCAAAATCTTCTTCTTTAAGTAGATTATTGGTGAATACATGATCCAAAAATTGAGGTTCATATCCACGAAGTTTAATTGTACGTCCAGAGGGTAATGTATATTGTTTATATTTAAAGCATGACTTCTTTACTTTATCCATCATTTCTTCAGTACCACCATATAATATGTTAGCTTGTTGACTTGTTCTTAATTGTATGTTGTTTTGTTTGAATAGTGTTCGGATTGTTGGTGGAGTGCATCTGAATTCCTTTGCTATTCGTATTGTACTTTGTCCTTCGGTATACATTTTTTTCATTTTATCTATATCAGTTAATGCGAAATCATATTTGTATACTTTATGTTTTCGTTTAAGTTTTTGTTTGTCTAAAAATCTACTAATTGTGGTTGTGCTACAATTAAATTGTTTTGCTACCGGATCTAATAATTTTTCTTTGTTGTATGTATCGATTATTAATTGTTTATTTTTTATTAATATTGGTTCTACAATATCCGGAACATCAAATTCATATCCATGCCTTTTCATAAATCTAGATAGATATGTTCTGTGACATTTGTACTGATCTGCTATTTTATATGTAGATAACCCAGATTTGTGTAAACTAATTATATTATCTATTTCAGATTCTGGTATGTATGTAGATACTTTAAGTGAAGATTCAACTAATCCACGAATTGGTATGTTATTTTTTTCTAGTATCCTTTTGATTTTTCCTTGTCCACATTTATAATCTTGAGATAGTAGAGATATTGAACGTTTATCATTAACATACTTATTGATTAGTTCCGACTCGTTTATAACTTTGTTTATTTTCATATAAGTATTTATCAAAATACTTATAATTTCATGGAAAAATATGCATGGTTCAGGTTACCCGTGGAAGAAAAGTGCGGGTTCCGCTTCACCCCAACCTTCCATTATTTCCTTTTCAAGTCTTTCCTTTTCAGCACTACCCTGAGACATAATATCCTGTGGATTGACGTTAGCACCACCAAATAACACCACACCACCGAATTTACCACGAATATGTCCCAATGTAATCTTTGTAAGTGCTAATGCATAGTGCTGTACCCAACGTTCAGACACCATTTCTGCTATAGAACGTTCCATTCTACATCCAATTACACCTACAAATCTCGAAGTGTATGTACTAGACCCCATTCGTGTTCCTGGTTCCGGTGTTAATCTAAGTAACTGTGATTTAGGTTCGAAGTTAACATACGTTTCGGTAGCAAATAATCGCTGTCTATCCTTTAACCATGATTTTAATAGATGCCAAGTTACTAAATCATATCCCATTCCACCCATCATCTGACCAAAATATGCTTGTTGAGCAAACATATAGTCCATATTGAATAATACTTCAGTACCAGTTCCACTATTACCATAACCACCACCAGCAGGATTAAATTGAAAGATACCAACTATTTTTCTATAATTGTTAACATCACAATCATAATATTGACCAGTAATTTCTGGTGATATTGTATCGCAATTACGTCTTCCGTAAAAATCAGTAAGTCTATTTATTATATTATCAACCTTAAGACCTACACCTGCTTTGTAATTACAACTATCAAATACCAAGTATTCTTCGGAGTGTCCCGCATACTTTGAATAATACTCACATGCCTGATTTATAAAATCATAAATTTGATCATCGCACATTTCAATATTTACAACCGGCCATCCTAACATCATCTTTATTCGTTGAGCCATCAGCTCGTAACTGGTTATTATAGGTGATAATGTTGTACTTCCACGTATTCCTTCTGGTAATACTGGTGGTTTTCCACATGCATTCTCCCTTGGTCTTGTTATTGTTAATGTCTGTGAAGCTAATGTAGATGTTCCAAAGGCACCATCCAGGGTTAATCCAACCGTTCCTGTTATAGGATCGAAGAATGTATAATTCCATGTATTCTGATTACCTACAGACACCCCATTAAACGTCCATGCCCATGCACTGACAGATGATAACGCAGGGGAAACATCCCTAGCCGTTATTACAATAGACTTTGTAGATGATGGCATTTCTATATTATTAGAAGGTAGGATATCAAAAGCTAGAACAGCAGGCCATGGCTCTTGTATTGTTATATAAACTGCACTACTTACGAATGACCCCTGTGGTGTAGATGCGGATAATAGCAATCTAGTAGTAGCAGCAGGATCAAAATATGTATAAGACCAAGAACTTTGGGTACCAACTAAAGTCTCATTATAAAACCATGCCCATGCACTAACCGCAGATACGGGATCTGTGGTGTCAGTAGCCGTTAAAGTCACATACGGTGCTAAAAATACTTGTGTGTTGTTAGGTAAAACGTTAAATTGTACAGCCATATATAATCCTTTAAAATATTTAGTATTTTAGGTTAAATTTGGTCTAAGCCATTATTTAACCGGTTCCCACTTAAACCTTAAATATTCGGTAGACCATGGTGTTATATTGTTAATTTTATTATTTAAAAGTTCTCTTGTCTTTGGTAAAAGATCCCTATTTCCTTCTGATTTCTGCTGAACTACATTAAATTTACCAACATCTACAGTTACTGTGGGTAACATGTGTGTGACTCTATGTATAAATGATTTATCATCACCATACCATTCAAAATCTTCATCATAACCACCACATTTCCAAAAATCCGACTTTTGTATTGCATATATATTATATGGTATTGGTCGTTCTGGTATATTTCTTTTGAATCTAAAGAATATTCCGTTTGGTGGATTTAAAACATCTATAAGATATGATATTAATTTTTTATCGGGAAAATGATCTGAATCATATGATAATATCAATCCATCATCAGCTACATGAAATCCAAGATTTCTTGCCCCTCCTGCATTCCAGTCTTTCTTTCGTTCCAATATTCTGTATTTTTCAATATTTAAATCGGTAGATATTTCCGACAATTTATTTTCTCTAGAACAATCGTCTATTAATATTAGTTTAACTTTAGACTTATCATCAATTATAGATTCCAGATTAGTAATCTGTCGTTTAATAAGATCCCACTGGTTATAAAAATTGACCATTATTTGTAACATGTTATACTCGATGTGGATATATATTTACTATAGTACTTGGATTAATATTAATGGTATCGATCTTAATATTGTTTTTCCATAATATAAACGGCAGACTTAATTGATCCCTTGGTGTATTTTTATTAATTTCATCCCACCATATATTTTCTATATCGCTAACATTAGTGTTTTTGGTATTTCTCATTATCATACCACACCACCATAAACCATAATTATTAGGCATACCCTCTTGTTTATATCTATCTACCTGCTCCATAATATTCATTGTCTTATTCTTTTCATATACAAGACATGCAGGTGCTTCGTCATATACACAATTACGCTTTTGATGTTTACATATAGATATTCCATTTTTATCATCCATAAAATACATAAGATTTTTTATGAAATTAGGATTATTTATTTTTATATTGGAGTCAATGAATATAGAATAATCCGAAGTAAAATTAAGTTCATGTGCCTTAATCTTATAATATTTAGCTCTCATTCGTGGACTATCATTGGGATCCGTTAGTGTATCTTGTATAACAGTCCATCCGTTTACATGAGTACCTAATCTCTTATCATCCGTATACATTATCCATTGTACATTATCACCAAAATTATATGTTGGTTGTATATAGTCATAATTACCAAAGTTAGTTGAATAAATAACAAAACTCTTATTATTGACTTTCTGTGTTACTCCATGAGTTTCAAAAAATCTATCAATAACATATTCATTAGTCCAGCTATGTATAACAGGAAAATATGTAGGATAATATTTTATTATATTATTAATTTTACTTAATCTATCTGATCTATTATAAAACGCATAATGTGCAATTTTAGTTTCTGGTATATAATATGGTTCACTTACATAGTTAGTCGGAACCGCAAAGTTTTTATATGGAGTAAATGTAAGTTCATTACGCCATTTAAACATTTTACAATGTGGAAGTAATGGATATGTGTTGCCATCAAATAATACCATATTATCTTCAGTTGGCATTTTATCATACATAAACATTGCATAGTTCTTATCACTGTAACTAAATGTATGTATATCCTTACCTAAATCACCGGTGTATATCTCGTCCTGATCGATTGATAGTACTACATCTGCCTTTGAATATCTAAGCATATGTAGCATTTCTTCTCTCCATGTGGATTTATCCCATGGTGTGTCCGATATAATGATTTGTTTTAATTTATCTCCACATAAATTGGGTATCTGATTCAATATATTACGATCACCATTGGTTTTATCAAAACGTATATATACTTCATCACAATGCTTACATAATTCCGGTAAAGTTTTTGTAATTAAAGGAAAATCACTAACTGCCATTTGTCCAACAATCTTATTCATACAGATATTTAAGGGTTTGTGGGGAAAAGTCAAATAACAAAGTACACCGAAGTGTACTTTGTTAAATGTTAAATGAAATATTCTATATTATAGAATTATCCACAAGGATCTGGATATAAAGCGGCAGCAGCAGCAGGAGAGAAATCCCCACCTGTTACATCATAAAGTGCGTTATACCATCTTTTTTGTGTTGCTGTCAAATCATCATATGTCATATTTGTTTCCTCCAAGTTGTGTTTCCTGTAACTATTTAGCTTATTGCTTGTGTTATTTCTTTCTTTTTATCCGCTAAATTATCACTTTCCCATATAATTATCACTTTATATCCTAATTTTTGTAGTTTTTCTGTTCGTATTTTATCGGAATCCCACTTTTCCTGTGCTGTATAACGATTTCCATATACTTTTATTATATCACCTGCTGAATATTTCTTTGGATTGGCATGTACATAATCACCATTTATTTCTATTATAACTTTTTTATCTACATTGAGTTCATCTACTATGTAATTATTAATAATTTGTTCACTTTTGAAGTTATAATTTATAAGATCTAACGCTTTACTTATATTATCATGCAATTTACTATGTTTCTTAATTTTATTTTTTAAAAAATACAATCTTTTATCCATATATTCAGTTGAATGATATGTTTTTAGTCTATTTTCTCTATTAGTATTGTCTTTCCATATATTTTTCATTGCAATTGATATTTTATCACGAGTTTCTTTAGATAACGTTCTACCTAAATTTTTACCTCTCAATGAGTTACTTAGTTTTTTACGAACAGAATCAAGTTTAGATATATTTTTAACACCATATTTAATAAAAATATTATCTTTAATTATTTTCTGAGTGGAATCTTTAGAAAACCCATTTCGTTGACCCATACATTCAAATGAACAATATTGTCTCGGTGTTTTTCTATGAAATCCAATGATCTTGTTACATGTTATACATCTTGGGTGTCCATATTTCTTTATATATTGAGCAATATACCATTTTTGTTTATTGTGTCCATTAGTATATTTAGTAAACATTCCTCGGTAGAACTTGGGTATATCATTACATAAACCACATTTACAAATCGGTGGTTTATTATTATATTTCGTCTGTATAACATAATCCCTTAATGATAGATTATGATGTTGCGATAAATGTTTAGTTAAAGATCCGTCAAAATTGTTTAAAAACTGAGCAGAACATAATTCACATTTAATCATAATTTAACATCCTTTTAATTATTTATCAAAAGGATGTTAAAAATGTCAAAAATGCGAAGTTACTTTAATTACAACGTGAAGCCCCACAAGACTTACATATATAGCATCCATTCTCGAATACTAGGTGAGATTTACATACTTCACATAAACTACCCGAAGATGTACCCTCTTTTATGTATTTCTTCAATGCTCTTGCCATAGATTTGGCAAAACTGAACAAATCACCGGAAACTTTACTCAACTGATCAACCACAAACTCTATAGGAACCCCATGTCTTAGAGTTGTTGATGTCATTCTGGTTAATGCATCCTCATGTTCAGTGGTATCCTTTGTTATATCCTTTATCTCGGTACCATCCTGACATATAAGGTGATATCTACCCTTAGATTCCTTAATTATTCTGCCTTTCTCTATTGCCTTGTCATATTTACCATTTTCTACGGCAAATATCTCATATGGGGAATCATTATATAGACCAATCATAACCAAATAATCAAATGTACGAACCTTATCTAGCTTTTTAGTTACCTTTATATGATATATATCACATGGAAGTTCAACTGGACGTTTTGGTGCTTTATTTTTAAATACATTAGTTTCTTTTGTTTCCTTTGATTCTTTTGACTTATGTATTAATACACCATCACGTGATCCCTCTCTATAAACAGTAATACCCTTACATCCCGATTTTGCGGCTGTTGTATATACCTTTTCTACATCCTCAACAGTTGCTTCCTTTGGAAGATTGACTGTTGATGCAATAGAATGACATATATGACGCTGAATCGTAGACTGTAACTTAACTCTGTTCTCCCAATTTATATTAGGTGCACATGAATTAGCATACGGAGATTTTGTTACATCAGATTCACCGGTAACTTTCATCCATGTTATCAATTTAGGATGTGTAACGTGAAATTCATCCCACTTATCACCGCATTCATCGATAAACTTTACTGTTCCTTTACTACCTTCCGTTATCTTCTTTCTTCTAGTATATATCATACTATAAGCTGGCTCTAAACCGGATGTTGTACCTGTTAATAGACTTACGGTACCACCAGGAGCTATAGTAAGTAATGCAATATTTCTTCTACCGTACTTTCTCATATCATTATACAAATCAAGATCTTCATCCTTCATTCTCTGTATAAAGATAGACTTCTTCTCCCTTTCCCAATCAAAACATTTAAACGGACCGATCTCTTTTGCCATATCTACCGATGAACGATAAGCAGATAATTTAAACAACTTAAATATCTTCTCACTCTTTCTTATACATTCATCCGATGCATACTGAATACCCAATGCGGCCATTGTATCCCCAAGTCCAGTAATTCCAGTACCTGTACGTCTACCCTCTTCACAATACTTGAGTATTCGTTCCCACATTTCTAATTCACGACATTTTATATTAGACTCTTCGGGATCTGCCTTTATCTTCTTAATTATCTTCTTTACCTTCTCACTTTCAAGATCTACAAGATCATCCATTAGTCTTTGTGCAATCTTTGAATGTTCAGCGAAAAGATTAAAATCAAATTTTGCTTCTTTTGTAAATGGGTTATTTACATAAGAATATAAATTCAATAAAAGAAGTCTGCAACTATCCAATGGGGATAATATTAATTCTGAACATGGATTAGTTCCCTGTGGTTTGTATTCCTCATAAACACTAGATGGAGTAAAATCTAATACATTATCCCAAAACAATAAACCAGGTTCTGCATTATGATACGCACTATTAACAATATCTTTCCATATTGCCTTTGCACTAACCATTTTACTAATTTTAGGTTCTTTACCATTTTCTCTTGCATCTACAGGCCATCTTAATTCATAATTTTCATTTTTATTTACTGCATCTAAAAACTCTTTCGATAATCTAACCGATATATTAGCACCCGTTACTTTTGTTTTGTTTTCTTTTGCATGTATAAAATTAACAATCTCTGGATGATGAACGGATAATGTTATTATAAGAGCACCCCTTCTTCCGGATTGTCCTACTTCACGAATTGAATTGGAATAACGATCCATAAATGGAATAAGTCCAGTAGAAGTTTTTGATGCATTGTGAGTAACCGTACCCACCGGTCGTATCTTCGATATATCAATACCAACACCACCCCTACGTTTACTTATCTGAACCAACTGCTCATCAACTCTCAATATATCAGCATAAGAATCTTCTGGTGTGTCAACTAAATAACAATTTGATAATGAAATAGTTTGATAATCATTTCCTATTCCATACATTGGGGATCCCTGCGGAATAATATACTTAAACTTATCGAACAAATTGAATATCTGATCTTCGGTAAGTGGATTTTTAAACTTACTCTTTTCTATTCGGTGAAATTCTTTTGCTAATCTTCGGTGCATATCTACTGGGGATTTCTCCAATAAATTTCCGTCATTATCTCTGAGCAAATATTTATCAACAACTGTTGTAGCCGGTAACTCTTCCCCTTCGAAGTATTTTACTGTTTCATTAAGAGCTTCTTCATGTGTTATCTTTGTCATAATTCTCCTTTATTTAATTGTGTATATATAATATATCATATTTTTAAAAAAAAGGTAATATAAAATTACAAAATGTTTAATATGATAGAATTATGCAGGAGCACCTGGTTGACCACCAGCGGGAGCACCACCAGGAGCACCACCAGCGGGAGCAGGACCAGGACCAAACTCAGGGGGTACTTCTGGTTTAAAACCACCCACTTCTGCTTTTGCGGATCCTACAGCGGGTCCAGTTAGACCACCACCAGCAGGAGCACCAACACCACCTCCACCTTGGATATCTCCGACTGCGGCCTCAAGTTCATTTTGTTTTTCTCTAAAGTCGGGACCATTAACACGGATCTGTTCAAGTTCCCACATAAGTTCGTTATCTTTTCTTAACCATTCACGGTTCTCTGACATCATGTCATCGTTCCATTCAAGATAATAACGTTGTGCAAATGAGTTTGCAACCAATTCACTGTTACTCATGTTATTAAAGTTCTCGAATTTCAAGTTAAATGCCTGGTTATCACGAATAATCATGAAATGTGTAGGAGTATTGAACAGTAAATTTATATCCTGTTCTTTAAGTTTATACTTATCCCATAATTTTCTAAGTTTTAGATGAACAATAAAACTATCACGGATACCGATTGCAAATTGTCTTTGTAATCTCATGATAAATTTCGCAAAACGTAATTCTTCTCTTGTCATATCAAGAGCATCTTTAAATGCATCTTCAGGATTTAGTCGTCCTATTGGAACCTTAAGTGATTTATATAATTTTCTAACAAAATACATTAAATCATCGAGCTGTCCAAGGTTTTGTCCACCCTGTAATATATCTACTTTTGTTCCTTCGGATCCAGTCTTCTTCGCAAACCAAAAAGAATCCAACATTGACTGAGGATCATAAACATTGTTTACACTTTTACCCGTAGAGTCATAACTTTTTCTAGACCAGTACTGTTTCATTAACTTCTGAAGGTATTGCTCTGCCTTTGGTGCTGGCATATTACCAACATCTACATAAAATACCAGACGTTCGGGTGCTCTTACAAGACGATATATAACAATAGAATCTTCAATAAGTGATAATTGCTTATATGCACGTCTGCAATTCTCAATATATGGTATTCTTATAGATCTATCTTCGTTCCACATTCCAGAATTAACATATGTTATCTGATTTCTATCAAACATAACAAGTGATTCGTTACCACGATCATTCTGCTTCTGCATCTCTGTTTGTTTTCTAAGTATAAATCCCTTAATAATACCATTTTGAACGTTATCATATACGGGATTCATTAATTCGGCTGGAATAATTACAACACCAAGAATACCATATTCGGGTCTATTCTCTGATATAACATTTTCAAAGAAGATTTCACCATCAATTAGGAATTGTCTGAAATATTCCCACCCTTTATCCTCTAATCCAAATATTTCAACAAACCCCTGCCATTCTTTTTTAACTTCCTTCTTGATATCTTCGGATGATATACCCTCTAAACGGAACTTTATTATATCTCCGTCACGATCTTTAACTATGGTTTCATCTACAATCTCGTCAATAGCATCCGATACTTCGGCATATGCAGCCATTCTTCTATATTGCTGGATTCTTCTTACTTTATCAGCATCTACATTAGCATACATGTAGTTATGATAATCCTTATTGATCATTATACCAGCATTACCTGTTATATTATTAGGATCTGTTACCTGTGTAACCGACTGAATTGCAATTCTATCATCTTTTCTTGTAGTAAGTTGATTGAATTTCTCATATTTGGGATTAAGTTCCCTCATATCGTCTAATAATCTATATGTATATGGTAATTTGGATAAAAGCGAATTCATAAAGGATCTAGTACTCGCATTGCTAGTTCCTTTTCTTGACTGTGTAAAAGATGGCATATTATATACTCCTATTTCTTTAACTATTTATCACGGACAGTTGTAATAAAACGGTGCTACGTACACCCCAGATACGCTAGGATGCTGCCATTCTACGTATGTGGCATATTCTGGTAGTGATGAAGGATATGGATTTAACGTGGGTCTCAACGCATCCTTCATTAAATTACCCCAACCCGCTTCATTTACTCCTATTACATCTATATAACCCGCACTTACTGCCTTTGGCATTGTAAATGTTATGGAATTGTTACTCTGGATTGCCCAACTTGGCACCTCAACCGCAGAAAATCCCGCATATATTGCGGATAAACTGCTATTACCAGCGAATAAATTATAATACATCACGTTAGTTCCGGTTAAAAGATACATGGAACTTAGTGGTGTTCCCGCAGAAACCTCTGGAAATAGTCCTAATGATCCACTTACAAACAATCTGTCGGTATAATCCAGCATATTGCCATATATTGTAAACTCCTTACCCTCTTGACATGGTATATAATAATATGGATCACACATTTTTAACTGAGGTCTAGCTGATATTACAAACACATCGGTATTATCTATAGTCTCATATGCGAATAATGACGGATATGTAGCGTTAACATTGGATACTGCAGTAAATGAAGTATCAATCTTATATATTTTACCTACGGGTTCTTCTACATTCTTAAATAACCAGCCCTCAATAGTAAATGATGTGTCGGCTATGCATCTATATGCCTGTGTGTTATTGATATCTAATGGATAATTTAGGTTTATATTACCTGACCATTTTATTATTGTTCGTATTTCATGTCCAACATATGGGGCGGGCCAACTTACAACTATATAAGGATCACAATAAGGAGCAAAATTTGTTATTATCTGATCCATATCAGACTGGAATCTAGTCATTATCGACATATTAACTGTGATATCAACCGGTACCGGCTGTAATGGATGTGTAAATCCAGTGTCATTTATACCCATATTATATAATGGTCCATCTATTTTATTGAACACTCGGTTAACATTACGATTAAGATTAGATATACTTACGGATATTATAGGCAATTTTATATGCTGGGCTTTATTTATTAAGTCATGGATTACCCGTTGTTTAGGTGCATAGATAAAATCGACTTCGATCTTATCTTGTATAGCATCATTATTATCCATTCGTTTAATTACAACGCTATCAAACGCATGTATGAACTGCGTTATCAGTGTTTTTACTTCCGCTGCATATGTCTCTAGTTTCATTTTTTAGCTTCCGACTTCATTATCTCGCCTAACATATCTTTATCTGCGATACCAGCAACCGATTTCGCATTTTCTATAACAACATCATCCTTCATATTCTCAAAATCACCACATAATCTAAGACATCTAGGACATGGTATATAATAATTCTTAAATACTTCCCGCCCTATATGAAACCTATCAAAACATTTCCTACAATTATGCGGTTTCTTCTTTAATGGTATACACGACTTATCAATATTCTTTACTTCATCCTCTTCTACATAAAACATTTCACCACTAAGCATACTAAAAAATAATTTTAATTGTTTATCAGCCATAACACTCCTTAATTTACGATTTCAATCTCTAAAATCTTATCATAGAACTTATTATTACCATCCCTTTTCATCTTTTTAAGTATCGTATATAACTCTTCATTCATACTTGCTAATGTCTTTAATCTATAATCTAAATATATAAGTTTATCCTCTTCCCAGCACTCTACTCCAAAAGGAATCGGTATCTCCATCTTCTTCATTACACCATCCGACTTTTTAATTGTAAGATCCAAATAATAATTATTTGTATTATATAATATGAATCGCCCCTTTTTAAACTGTTTATTATTGAGATTAATCTTAATTTCTTTTTGCAAAATCGACTTAAATATCTTTTCTAACTTTTGTATTATAAACATATTATCCCCTACATTTATTTAATGTAAAGGACATAAATGTCAACTTAGTAAGACCCCCTATTTGTATACCTAACTTTGTCATATCCACCAAGTTTTGATAGAACATCTCTAAAGAATAACCAGAAGTAATTCATCTCCGGATCGGTCCTTACTGGTATATATCCTTGTATTTGAAAGTCTCGAAGATTTATGTTTCTCCAATCCTGCCAGATTAAGTCATAAACCGTTTTCAATTGATATGCATCTGCATTATAAGCGGCATTACCCTTGGTGGGTGGTACGAAATGAAAAGCGGCTTTAGCTGGTATCGAATTTAAAAATTTTACACTTGTAGTTGCTAACATAAATCTTGTATATGAAGCAAATCGTTTGTAGTTTCTTCTTCTAAAGTGCAATTCAACTACCGCATTACCAAAAAGATCGTCAACGTCCTTATATTTGAACGACTTTGACGGTAAAGGTGTCTTTAATATCAAAAAATCCTGTTTATTATCTATAGCCATATAACTATTTAGTATGAATGGATATGCTTATAAAAGAATTCGGGGCTGGATTGCTCCAACCCCGAAAACCAACACACGGAGACACGCAATGAGCACTACACAGAAATGGTTTCTGGTTTAAGAACACCAAAAATACGTTCTTTATTCAAAAAGATGTACTTTTTAGGTGTTTTAACCATTGGAATACCCTTATCGGAGGGATAAACTACTATGTCACCAACATTAACACCCTTGCAATCCGGTCCAACTAGATATACTTTGGCTTTTCTCCATAACTTCTTTGTTATATCCTGACTAACCCAAACACCGTTACGCATTATCTCACCAAATTCATTTTCATCGATTATCTCTGCCATAACGATATCGCCAAGTACTCTATCAAAATCAAAA